CTGAAGAGTTTAATAAGAACATTCAACAGGAGCATGTTAGCAGATTGGACTTGTCACATGTTATTGATACTGATCACACAGATGTTCTTGGGCTTATAATATCAATTTATATGGAAGATAGAAGAGGGACATCCAAAATGATTCAGAATGTTAGATACCTAGTCATGACATCTATATCAATATACCCAAAGTATTCTGAGGTTTTTGATAAAATGTCAGAAGCAGTGAGATCACCACTGCAGTTATACCTTCTTTTGAGATCATTGAATTATCACACACAGATGAAATCATGGAAAGTTAAGAATTCAGTTAGATTTGGCAAAATATACTTTGACCCAAACAAAAATATTTACAGAGAAACACTTGGAGGATCAATTGTCATGATACCGGCACCATTCAGCTCACCACCCAGAGAGATTGAATTCCATGAAGTGCTTTGTGAAATGTATTTCACCATGTTATTCAACAAAAATCAGGATGACCCCACACACTCTAGTTTCCAAGTTCTTGATAAGATAATTGAGGGTGAAGCAGCATTTGAAAATGTGAAATCTAAGGGTAATCATCTTGGTTACAGGAAAGATATGAATGACTATGATTTTGCTGAGATGATTGTCAACAACCCCTCAACACACCAATTCTCTAGAGCTGCCATAATTCTGGGCACAAGATACCACAGGGATAAACAAGCTGATAACACCCATGTTCAAGTGGAGATGGCAGCTAAAAACACTAATATGAACAAAACATTGGATGATTATGCCACATATAAATCAAGTTCTGTTTATGAGAATGATCTATATAATGATAAGAGAGTGAGGCAAAATTCCAGGAGGAAATGCATTGATGGTGTTATGGACTTGCTGAGGGATGGCTGTTTAAGGAGCTATGATGTAGTTGAAAAATACAAAAATGAAGACACCCATTTCCAAGTGTTTAAAAAGAACCAAATAGGTGGTGTTAGAGAAATATTGATATTACCTATAACTAACAGAATCAGGATAAATGTGTTAGAACAGCTATCTAAGAATATATGCCAGATGGATAATAGGGAGATACTAACACATGGGAAAACAAAGAATGATGCTCTTAAATCATGCTTAATGAATGCAAAAATGTACCCAAACAAAAGAGCTTCAATACACATAACCATGGATAAATCAAAGTGGGGGCCATCATTTGTTCCCATCCAATTTCTCTATTTGTTCACAGATTTCAAGAAACAACTAGGACCATTGCTTCCATTTTTCTCTGACCTACTCATTAGACATCAAAACAAGCAATGTCTGATGCCAGATAGATTACTCAAGGCATGGTACATAGATGACACCAACAGTAAAATTCACACTAATAATATACTTCAGAAAGTAAAAGAAACTTTCCTAAAAGACAAGAAACTAACATTGAAAAATGAATCAAATATGGGCCAAGGAATTTTGCATTTCACATCATCATATCTTCATCTTTGTATGATATCATTTAGAGACAAATTATATGATATCCTTTGTAAGAGAGTGAATATATCATCTGATGATCATCAGGATGTTCTATCTTCTGATGATTCATACACAGTATTCTCACCAGAAATTAAAGGGAAAGACCCAAGATTCGTCCAGTTTAAATTGGAGCTATTCCTGAAAGCTCAGTATATTTCAGAACTATTATTCAATTGTAGGACATCTAGTAGCAAAAGCAGTATAAACCCATTGATTGGTGAATTCAACTCAATATTTGTTTCTAATCTAGGATTTGCCCCTTCTTTAATGAAGTTTGCTATATCTTCAGTTCATCCGGTGAATACTGATTCATTCACTAGGATGGTCAAAGAATCATACTCATCATCCAGATCCATCATGGAAAATGGGGGTACACTAGATCTTTATTACTTGTCTCACTTGTTAAACAAAAGATTTTGTGAATCAATATACCATACAAATGAAACAGGTCAGAACAGTTTAAAAAAACTGGGCATAAGTAAAGCACCATTCCAAGTTGGTTATTATCCTGTTTTTGATCCAGCCCTAATGTTAATATTTGGGCCTGAGTATTGGAATTACAAACTTTATAAGGACTCATATCATGTCATGAATGATCAAGAGAAGAGACTCTTTGAAAACTCCCACAAGTTGATATCAGGTGATCTCATAGATTATGTGTCTGAACTTGATTCAGGAGAGATAGGTCTTGGTGGGTTAATAAGGATTGAGGCACTAACAGGTGCTATAAGGCAACTCCAAATAATGAGAGAGAGGTCAATATTATCAGCAACAGAATTGAATAAAATGATTGAAGATGATCCAATGTTGATGTTTCGAAGACCAATCAGTTCTGATGACATCAAGTTCAGAACATGTCATAAATTGTTTGTCATAGGCGCAAAGGAGGCGGTGAAAATGATATCCCCTGCGTTGTACTATGGTAGAGTGTCAGCAAGTGTCTCCAAGAATGTCTTCTCCATTGTTGGAACTGACAAGTTCCAAATAACTTTCAAAGAATGTATTGAGCAGATGATTAAAGGGCCTAGAGTGGAGAACTTTTTTGAACATCTAAAGTTTATATATCCAAGATGGGATGAATACACATACATTCAGCCCATAAAATCAACAGACTGGGTACTACGTAATCCTTTGGAAATACAAACAGTTGTCAAATTGAGTCTACATAAGACAAATGCCAAGCTTCTGAACCCAATAATAGAAATACTTGACACTTGGTGGTTCAATAGGAATTCAGATAAGTACAAATATAACAAGATCCTCAGAGATATAAAGATGATACAAGCCTATTATCCAATGATGAAAGATAGTGTCCAAGAAACAAAAAATGTGTTTTCCGGTGATAACTTATCAAAAACTAAGGGTCTTATCATGCTCCTTATGAAGATTATAGATATGAAGGATAAGTCATTTAAGGGTATAAATTATGGGTCAACATCAGAAGATATAACACTGACACAAAAGAATTTGATTGAAAGGAATAGTTCATTTAGTG